CTTCTCCATGATCGAGTTCTTCAACTCGGCCACAGTGTTGCCCGACAGCAGCGGCTCACGCGCCCCGGTGATCGCGTTGTACTTACGGTTGAGGTTAGCCACACGCTCGTTAAGCTGCTCGTCAATACCGTCCTGATCGAACAGGGCCGGTAGGGTCTTGATCTTAGCAAGCTCGTCGATGAGGGCCGGGGGCATCTCAGCACGGGCGCGGCTCTCGGCCCGGTCGGCAGCATTACGCAAGCGCGTAGATGACGCGGGGCTAAGGTTGTCGATGATGCGGGCATCCTCCAGTACGTAGTATGCGTGGAGGTTCTTCTGGCTAAGCAAGTCCCCTATGCTGGCTGTGGTGAGCTGGTCGTATGCTTCAAAGGGCAGGCCCGCAGGCTGAGCGAACGCTGCAATGTAGGAAGTCTTTGCTTCCAGAATGTCGCCCTCGTCCGTGAAGGCGCCGGGGTCACCGCCGTTGAGGATGTGTGCTGGCTTGGCGGCTGGGTCGAACCGTGCCATCGTAGCCGCAAGGCGGTTGGATGCGGTGGCCTGCCCTGCCCGCACCTGCTGTGCGAAGTTGGCCTGCTGCCAGCCAAGGTGCTCCTTAGCGTGGCGCTTCATCAGCCCCGGCATCTCCTTCATCAGCGACTGCATTACGAGAGAGTCAGTACCACGGTCACCCGTCTGTGTGGCGGCGATGCGCTCAGCCAGGATAGCCTGTACCTCAGTGGGGCTGCGCTGCCGCAGGTTCGGCATGTCGTTCTCGATAGCCAGCGCCTCTTCCTGCACCTTAGCGTAAGAGCTAAAGGCACGTGCGCCCTCGACCACCGGGGTATCGCCGAACACTTGGGAGTACCAAGGCTGCTCGTTGACAATCTCCTTAATCGCCTCGCCGCCAGCGGCCCGCTGCATACCCGTAAGGAATGCGTCATTGCGGGCCTGCTCAAGGCGCGGGGCTAGGATGTCGTTGCCAAGGCGACGGAACACATCGAGCACCGCAGAGCCTTCACGGGCGTCCTGAATGGGGCCGTGGCGGGCCGTGAGATTTGCCGTACCGCTACCCCGCTGCCCTGCTTGCAGGCCCTGCCTACGTGCGCCACGGGCCTGTGGCACCGCCACGCCAGCAGACGTAAACGTCACCGTTTGGCCTAAGCCCTCGGTCGGTGCGCCGAGTGTGTTGTCGTTTGCCATAGTTTAAGGGGGGAGTTGCAGGCCGTAGTAGCCCGTGGGTTTCATACCGGGTGCGCCACTACCGGAGCTAAGGGAGAAGGTACTAGTCTCCACAACCTTAGGCTTGAAGGAAAACTGTCCCGCCACTGCGGCAAGGTTGCCAGCAGACTGCCCGCCTAGGGCGTCAGTGAGGAAGTTACCCGCACGCTTCTGCGGGACGAACGTGTCGATGCTGTAGTCGATGTCGTCAACGATACCCGTCTGATCCATAGCCTCAAGGCCGGATCGGTAGTTGTCGGCACGTTCCTGCACGGCATCATAGTCCACCTGCTTCACAGCAGTAAGGCGGCGCTGTACCGCACGCATCTGCCGCAGGGCGGTCGTACTGTTAACGATGTCCACCACCCCACCAGTAAGGCCAGAGGCACCGCCCATCGCGGCCTGCGCCCCCGCCTGCTCAGCGAAGGCGATCTGTGACTCAAAGTCATCTTCGATCTGCCCATCCCGAGCACGTCGGTAGTTGATGGTAGCAGCCTCAAGCTCAGCACCAGCAGACTCCGCAACCCGCTGGTTGTTAACGTTCTGCACGTAGCGGTTAAGCGAGTTACGCGAGGCGATCAACTCGTTGTTGGCCCCGCGCATCAGGTTAGCCGCAGCGGTGTTGGCCGCGTTGATCGTGTTCTGGGCCTTGATCTGCTGGCCCTGTAGCCAGCCGTTCGATATGCCCATGATGGCATCGAACCCCATCTTTGCCATTTCTGGACTCATACCTACTCCTAATCAAAAGCGTTGAACGCGGTTAAAGAACTGCCCGGTGTACTCCATCGCCGTTACGGTGAACGGGTGCCAATCACGCGCAGCAATACGCAGGCTGAACTGGCGAGTCTCCCGCCCGATAGGCAGGTTGTGTTGGCCGGTGCTGATTGGCTCGATACCGATAAGGTTGCTGGGGCTACCGAGGATGCGACCCGAGAACTCAACCTCGTTGGTCGTACCGTTAGAGGTCACAGCCCACTTGATACCACCTGTGTCCTTGTAGGCTACCGTCATACGGGTAACTGTGAGCCGCCCACTTAGGATGGCCTTGTCCTTACCATCCCGCATGTACGGATTGGTAGGGACGAAGTAAGCCTCCTGTAGTGCGCCTACTGTCAGGCCCGGTTCAAGGGGGTAGGTAGAAGTCAACTCACCGATGTCCTCAAGGGGCGCCCCTGTGAAGCGCCGAGCCGACGCCGAACTAAACGCAGCGGCCCATGGCCCAGCTACTGGCGCGTTCAACGAGCCCACATAAGGCAGGGCGGGCCGGTTACTGTCTAGGTACGGCAAGTCACTAACGCCTGTTTTCAGGGGGCACAGGTCTGCCACTATGTACGCAATGTGGCTACCGGGCCGGACCCTGAGCGAGAAGGTGAGGGGCCCCTTGTCTGTGTTAGAGACGCCAACGATAGAGCCAAGCTCGGGCGAAAAGTCCCAGCGAGACCATGCATCCAGCTTACGCCCATCCTGCTTGTCGAGGTAGGTGAACACGTACAGGCTGTTGGGCGCTGCCGTGGTCCTGATGAGCAGGTGGCTAGGCGACCCAGTGGAAATGGCTAGCTCGGTAGCGCCGCCGTTGATGTACGTTGCGATCTGGCTGCTGGCTGGGAAGGACTCCGGGCTGTTCTCTGTCTGCCCCGGCTGAATCTGGAACACGCCGGTAGTGTTGTCGCCCCGCTTCGTGTAGAAGATAAAGCCACCCGCCGCAACTGGCGATGCGTCGGCACTGTCCGCATAGCTAGCCAGTACAGGCATACTTGCCCCAGTGGGCGTAAGGGCCTGTGAGCCGCTGACTACGTACTGGCGCTTCTTACCGAAGATCACAAGGTCGCGGTCGTACAGTACGCCGTACCGCAACTCATCGTCAGCACTGCCCTGAGGTAGCATCTCGAACGGATCATCGGCGGGTAGCGTCAGCACGGTGCTGCGGAAGAAGTTAAGATAGTCCTCTGTCCTGCTCAAGGCCAGCACGCCACCTGCACCGATTAGCAGGCGGCTCTGGAAGGTGCCCATGTATGTAACCTTCTGGCCCACGAAGAACGGCATCGGTGATGTATCGTGGTCCCCGGTAGTGCTACTGAGGACTTCTGGGTGCGGGCCGGAGGTGAGCGTGGCGAGTAAGGTAGCCGAGCTTGCGTAGTAGAACGTACCGCCTACGATAGTCCCGTAGAGGATACCGCTAGTGATGCTATGCTGTATACCAGCGCCCTCTACCCACACTACATCTGCCAGTGTCCCGGCAATAGCACCAGCATCCTTGGCTACGGCTTTTAGGTAGTACGCCTCGGCACTGCCTTGACCGCGTACCTTAACAACCTTACCTACGTAGTGGATTGGGCTAACTGCTGAGGCACTGTCTACCTCGTTAGCTACGCCACGGATCAGGCTGTTGTCACCACCGTCGGTAACAGTGACCGCAGCGATACCCTGTATCACGATGGTCGTATCCTTGACGACGCCGATTAGACCCGGCACCCCAGCAGCAATTGCTGCCAGCCACAGGCCGTTAGTGATGGACTTGGGCTGTACTGCCTCAGTAGACGTACCAATCCATGCCGTGACCGCAGCATTGTACGCGTTAACCCGGTCGTTGACTTTCTTGGTGTAGTCTGGGTCAGAGCTTGCAATGTCGCTAGTGTCGAGCACACCTTGGTAGCTGCTAGGTGGTGTGGTGTGGGAGAAGGTATATTCTACCCCGCCAGTTGTGCGTACCGTAACAGAGAAGGTACGGCTAAACGCGCCGCCCCGTACCCAGATAACAGTGCGCCCGTTGTTCGGGCTACTGCCCCACAGGTCAGTGCTGCTACCTGCTACGGCTGTGTCGCGCCCCGCAAAGAACAGATACTTACCGACTTGAGTAGCAGCAGCCACACCGCCTATGGCGTCTAGCACTGAGTCTACCGAGGGGCGAACTGTTGGGAGAAACACTTTGTCCGTCTTGTTATACACGAAGAACGGCGGGAGGTTAATTTCCGGGACTACTGGGGCAGCCTTACGGTACAGTATAACATATGCCTTACCACCTGAGTCAAACGGTATGGTTACGTAGTTACCGAAGTCTGATAGGGCGAAGTATAGCTGGGCACCGGTCATGTCTGGGAGCAGGCGCTCAGCCTGCCAGATAGAACCGTGGCGGCGGGTGAGGCCATCCACGGGATCAGACAACAGGTTAACCTGCTCGGTGTGCTGCCCATCGGTGCGGTCCTGCGGCACCTGCTGGGACACGCCCCGCAGTAGCGAGGCATAGCTGTTGGCTACTTTCATGTGTATCCTTAGCGCCCGATGTAACGGCGGGCTGAGCGTGTGTACGACTTGATGCGGTTAAGCGTCGAGTTATTGTTGCGGAAGTTAACGGCCACTTGGCGAATCTGCTCGGCCCTTGCGTCGGCTCGGGCTAGCGTCCAGTGCTGCTCTAACTCTTGGCGCTTGCTGTTGTCGGCATCGAAGTTAGACTGGAACTTGACCACCGCCTCGGCGGCGATGTACTCGTTGAGCACAGGGGGCAAGTCCTCAAAGGGGACGTTGCGGGTAATCTCGCCGATCACCTCATCCTCTGTGATGACGTAGCTCTGGGTGCGGGTGTCGTACAGGCGGGTTCCGCGCTGCACGATCCAAGGCTTAGGCACGCCACGTTGCAACAGGTCGCGGCTACGCACACCTGATTGGAACTTGAGCACATCACCGGGCAGTTGAATCTGACCGTTGACGGAGTTCGGTACGTAGGTCACAGCCTCTTGGTTGCACCACCAACCGGTAGCTTGGATGCGCTTGCTGGTACGTGCGAGGATGCGCTGGGCAGAACTCTTAAACTCATGTGGCTCGCTCAGAGTGGCGAGAGGGGCTTCGCCTAAGGAGGCTAGGCAGTCGTTAACGACATCGAGGGTAGTAGCCATAGGGCCTCCAGAAACGGCAAAATACCCCTCCGGGTTAGGGAGGGGTAGGGTAGTAAGCTATAGGCAGAAGGCCCCGCGTTAGCAGGGCCGACTGTCTTTAACCTATCAAGGCTTCAGAATCACACCGGCGTATTCGGCACGGTTGGGCGTCACACTGTAGGACAGGTGGGCGTCAACGAACCACTGCTTCGTGACCTTATCCCAGAACACGTCAGTGGTCAGGGGGATGGTTTCACCGGCCAGCAGTGCGCGGGGCGAGAAAGCAGCAGCCACGACTTTCGAGAAGTCGCCATCGAAGGCAGCACCCAGCAGGTGACCGCTGATGTTGGAGCCACCGGGGAAGTTGGTGGAACTCGTCACAGGCACGCCGTAAGCCTTCAAGAGGTGGCCCTGAATGGACGTACCTTCAGAGGTCTTGTAGGTACCGTCGATCAACTGCTCGTTCTGCAACAGCGTGTAGAACTCGGCAGGGCGCAGAGCGATCATCACGTCGTCGGTGCGGGGATCAACGTCCTTCTCTTCCAGCTTGACGAAGAGGTTAGCCACGGCTGCGTACAGCTTGGCCGGGTCGAGGCTGTCACCAGCAGCGGCCAAGGTTTCCTGCGAGCCACCGAAGTGACCAGCGGGCTTGCCAGCGGCACCCGAACCACGATAGGCCGAGTCGGCCAGCAGTGCGGCCTTGATAGCCTGAATGAAGAACGACTGGTCGTGGAACTTGGCGATCTTCTTGCCATGCTCCATACCGATTTCCT